AAGTTTGACACGGTAGCATCAAGCGTAGTGATCCTACCTTGTTCTACGCTGATATCACTATCAGTAGCATCTACTCTATTAAACAGATCGTCCGTAACGCTGGTGTCTGCCATGAATCCAGTGAGGTTACTATCAAGACTACTTACCGACGCTTCTAGTGTGGTGATCCTACCTTGTTCTACGTTGATATCACTATCAGTAGCATCTACTCTATTAAACAGATCATCGGTGACTGTAGTGTCTGCCATGAATCCAGTGAGGTTACTATCAAGACTACTTACCGACGCTTCTAGTGTAGTGATCCTACCTTGTTCTACGCTGATAGCACTATCGTTTACAGTGATCTGATTTTGTAGATCATCGGTGACTGTAGTGTCTGCCATGAATCCAGTGAGGTTACTATCAAGATTACCTACCGACGCTTCTAGTGTGGTGATTCTATTCTGTTCTACCAATAGGTCACTATCAGTTGCGGTGATCTTATCGAGTAGTGTATCTGTAGTACCTGTTGTTGCATACTGTCCATTAATAGTATTGACCGTACCGCCAAGAGATGTTATCTGTGATTGTAGTGAAACGAGGCCACCGCTGTCTGCGGTTACCTGTGCGGTCAAGGTACTGAGTGCGCTAGAGGTCGCAGTGATCGCACTGTCTGCTGTCGATAGATCGGCATTCAACTGGACAACGTCTTCAGAGATGACAGTTAAGTCGCTGTCTGTTGCATCTACACGACTGGTCAGTGTTGCAAGAGAACTTGCAGCGGCAGAGATCTGTGAAAAGTTGGAATCGATACCCGACAGATCAAGTGCGTCAACTGTTGCCCCGATACTGTCCACGCGTGAGGATATTGCAGACAAACCCGTTGCACTATCATTGACTTGAGTGGTCAACGACTGTAGTGCCGATGCGTTCGCCTGCACCCCTGCACTGTCCAGACTTCCTAGGTCCGCTTGCAGTTGTGTAATCTTTTGCGACTCTACTGATAGAGCACTATCGGTTAACTGGACAGAAGTCGTGAGTGCATCCGTAGCATCTGCGGCCGCTTGGAGTGCGATACCCGTTTCACTGTCCAGTACTTCTAGATCTGCACGTAGTGTTGTGAGTGCCTGTGATACTACGGTGAGGTCGCTGTCTGCTGCCTTCTCACTTACCGTGGTGGTCAGAGATTGTATTGCAGAGGCGTTCGCAGAGTCTGCAAGTTCTAGGTCACTGACCGATGTCTCAAGGTTAGTGATCTGCTGCGACTGTGCAAGAAGACCGTTCGCACTATCAGAGACAGTTGCCTCTAGTGAATCAAGTGCAGTAGATGTGACCTGTAAATCTGAGTCAAGTCCACTTAGACTTGCTGACAGTTGTGTCGTCTGGTTAGATACAATCGTTAGGTCACTGTCAGTCTGTGACAGACTTGTAGTCAGTGCATCGGTTGCCGATACGTTCGCAGAAAGTCCATTCTCCGTGTCGGTTAGATCTGTGCGTAGATCAACAATGTCTTGGTTGATCGCAGTGATGTCTGAGTCTGTCGCGGCAATCTGTGTACTTAATGATGCCGTCGCTTCACCTGCGATCGCAAGGACCGCGTCTGAGTCAACCCCTTGGTTGAACGCAGATTGTAAACTTGTAACCTGTTGTGATAGTGCAGTTAGACCATTTGCACTGTCACTCACTTGTGTCTCTAGGGATTGAATCGCAGCAGCATCTGCGGCAAGTTGTACTCCAAGATCAGAATCAATCGATGTGATTTGTGAACCTAGTTGTGTGATCAAAGATGACTGTGAAGTTATCGCGGAATCGTTCTGACTCACCTGAGTCGTCAATGCCTGTTGTGCAGTTGATACTGCGGAGATCTCTGCACCAAGGTCAGAGTCTACTGTATTAAGTTGTGCTGATAAGTTTGTGACATCTGACGCAACAACTATTAGGTCAGAGTCTGTAGCAGTGATCTGTGTTTGGAGTCCCTGTTCTGCGGTAGAAACTAGGTTAGTAACAAAACCAGAATCAACACCCGCAGTAAGTAGTGCGGTCTCTAGTGTCGTGATGTCTGCCGCCAGTAAGTCAATGGCACTGTCTGACATCTGGATAAGTGTCAGCAATTCTTCACGCGCATCTGCCGTTCCACTAATAAGGAAGTCAGAGTCGATCGCCGCAAGGGTAGACGAAAGTTGTGTGATGTCAGAAGACATGATAGTGATGTCACTATCGTTTGCATTGATCTGTGTCTGTAGTGTATCTATCGCGGTTGCGTTTGCAGCGACCGCAGTACCTGCGACATCTAAATCATTCAGTTGTGTTTGTAAGGAAGTAATGTCAGAAGCGAGAACACTGACTGCACTGTCTGTAAGTGTTATCTGAGAAGTTAGTGTTTGTTCTACAGTAGAAGTTGCACTTGTAATATCCGTTGCGACTTGAGTTTCTAATACGGTAACCTCTTGCGCCAACGCGGTTAGATCTGAATCGGTTTCGGTTATCTGTACTTGTAACCCACTGATAGCAAGTGTGTTTGCTAGAACGTTACCTTGGAAGTCTGAGTCCAGTTGTGAGACTTGTGTCTGTAGAGACTGCAAGTCACTGTCAGATAATGTTAGTAGTGAGTTCAGGTTTGCAAGGAGTGTCGCCTGTGCGATGAAGTCTGAGTCCATCGATGCAGCAAGTGCCGAGAGGTCTGAGTCTGCCGCGACATTCGCTAACTGTAATGCAGCAATACTTGCAATCAAAGATTGTAGATCAACTCCACCCAAATCTGTTTGGATTGCAGTTACGTCCGAGTCGAGTGCGTTTAGATCACCAATGATAATTGAACGTGCCGCACTGTCTGCGTCTGCCTGAGAAGCAATGTCTGACGCGAGTGCATTGATCGCAAGGGTGATCGCCGCATCGATATCATCCGAGTCAACTACCGCAAGAAGATCACTATCAAGTCCCGCGACAACGTTTGCAAGGTCCGAAATCTTATCACTATCCAGATCTATACGGGATGCAAGAGAAACAAGTGCCAGAGCGTTCGTGTCAATTCCCGACAGATCGAGGTTGTTGACTGTGTTTCCTATGGCGTTCACGTCACTATCAAGATTAATGATCGTGGTACTATGTTGGTTCTGTTGACCTTGCAGCGCGATAATAATCGGAGAGTTCTGTACAGAACTATCAACATCTAAGTTTGATAGACCCGATGCGATCCCCGCATTGATAAGATTGGTTATTTCCTCTAAGGAACTACCACTACCAATTTGCGTGAGCGAGTAAAGTTCTGCGAAGTTCTCATTAATTTTTTCACCAGCGGAACGTAGGTTATCACCTGTTCCATCGTTGGCACTTTGACCTGTGTTTATTATTTGTCTAGACATTATCTAACCCTTGATAGTAATGTGTTATTTATTCCTGTGAATATGTATTTCCGTCTTGCGTGAATTCTTCATCTGATCCACCACCAGAACCTTGAGACTCTTGGTTCGGTATGTCCTCATTTGGATCAGGATCTGTAATCGGAGGCGGAGTCGGTAACGGTTGTGTAGACTTCAGACGATAGTAGTCGACCTGACCACCAGAATTATAGGATGTGTTGTAAACACTATCTTCTTGTGTAAATGTCTGGCCACTCACGGTTAAAGTTGTTGGCCATTCTGTACCCAGTGGTCTTAGAACCTGATCTGCTGGAACCATCTGTTGACCGTTCCACCATACGTACCACAATCTAAAGGTCATACCCCCATATTGATTTGTGGATTCCTGCCAATAGAAAATCGGATCTTCTTCTGAGTAGTACCAAACCTCTGGTTCAGGTTCTGGTTCAGGTTCTGGTTCAGGCTCCGGTTCTGGTTCTGGTTCAGGCTCCGGTTCTGGTTCAGGTTGTGGACCTGGCTCTGGTTCTGGTTCCGGTTCTGGCTCTGGTTCCGGTTGTGGTTCTGGTTCTGGTTCTGGTTCAGGAACCTCTGTGAGATCAACACGGATAACACCATACCAATCTCCGTTGAAGTTAAATCCTTCTTTGTCACCACGTTCATACGTTGCGCCGTCCGGTCCAATGATTCGAATCGGATAGGTGTCCAGATCGTCCAGACGGTAAATGACTTGGTCGTTCCAGATCACAGTCACTTCGTCGGTTGGATCATACTCTGTCCACTTGTAGACAGGGAACGTCTCGCGATAGTGACTCACGTTGTTTGGTAATGCTGGTTGTGGTTCTGGATCGGGTTCTGGTTCTGGTTCAGAACCTGGCTCCGGTTCTGGTTCAGGTTCTGGTTCAGGCTCCGGTTCTGGATCAGCAACAGGCATTGATTGCGCGGGTTCTAACTTGGTAGGAGTCCCGTAGGTCAAATCAATGGTCGACTCAGATTCACCTTCGTCCAACAATTCATAATCACCACTCATCAATACAAACGGGTCGTCCATTGTCTGTGAGGACGTTCCTGCCCACTCTGCGATGTTATTATACACTTGGTTCAGACGATCGATGGTTACGTCTTCATAACGCGCCAGTGTTTCGAGTGACGATAGAATGAATGCGATATCTACCGGATCGGTTTCTCGCATCGTTAGTAGTGTGTATAACGAATCGATATGAATGTCCACACCATCTTCTATTACGATTGGATAGTTTGGTACTTCGAGAGGATCGGTTGTGGGTCCGGAACGGACGCCGATTTTTGTTAACGCAGTTAAGACGATATCATTTGCGATATGAAATCCAGCAGGGTGAACGAGTTTTTTATAGAGTTCCTCGTAGTCTGCGAAGGATAATCCTGTCTTTAGTAGTATCGAGAATATCTGATAACGTTCATTGTCTTGTATGTACTTGTAATCTTGAAAACGCAGATAACCGCGATTACGGATTTTTTCGCCCGAATGATTTTCTAACGGTGAATGATCCTTACCGAATAACTTCGACTCTCCGACGATGAACATATCATTCTTCGGATAGTGTATCTCGACTTCTTCTCCAAAGAACGCCTTGAAGAATTGTTCGAGGGACATCTCTGTTCCCTTTGCGCGATAGAAGTTCGCTAACAATCTTGCCATCAAATTGGGATTGTCATAGAAGGAACGGGACTCCAGTCCGTCACTTAATTCCCCTAGTAATAAGTTAAGGGACTCCCCTTCTAAATTAGAAATAGTACGAGATTCAAATAACGATTGTATCTGTTTTGAAAACGAACCTACTTCGTTTCCTTCCATATACTCGTAGTACTTCTCTAGGAATCCTATTAACTGGGGATAATGTTCGTCAAAGAAATCGGGTAGCGCATTCCTAACAGTGTTGGAATGAAATGATACCGCTCCTCTACGATCGTCTGTGAGTATAGACATTATAATGAGACCTTGATATTCCCGTCATCAATCACAGCAGTTACTGTAGAAACTTCTGTATCTAATTCAAAGATATGGTTACGTAATGGACGCAACGTACTTGGGTTTGCTGGTACTGCTGATAACTTAACAACAGCAAACAAATCATCTGTATAGAAAGATGTAATGTTGATGGTACCTTTTGTACTGTCATAAGTTCCGATATTCGATACTAATACATTATTATCCATATCTAATATCTGTAATACATTCGATCCTAGTTTATTCTTTATCACTGCTACTTTATCATTCCAACCAAATTGACTAGAAGTAATAATATAGGTATCCTTATCAGGAGTCCCAATCTGTACTGGTAAGTTTGCAGTATAAGATAGTGGAAAATCCTTGCTGGACGTTACAACAATAAATGTATTTACTTTAACATCCATACGACAGTTCAATATACTAGGATGAATGTTATCAATATCTGATAATAGATTAGAACGTCTAAATGTTTTACCGAATGTTCCTAGATTATCCTTCACCCAATCCTCAATAAACTGAGATACTTTACTTTCATTCTCTTCGGGGGTGCCTATCTTCGTCGTAGGATCTAGGTTAAAGTGTGTGCGTAGTTCTAATCGAGTAATAGCAGGAACTACAAACTCCGTATCAATCGACATAACAGAAAGGTTGTCTGTAAGTTCTGTACGAATAGAATCCTGTACAAGTTCCTGTCGAGATTCATCTACTCCGTCAATAAAATCAATTGCAACAAATACTTTTCCATAGACAGGGGGAACATTATCATGACCACCCCAGACCGAAACATTCTGAATGTCTGCACTATAGTTAGCAAGGATCTGCGCGGAATAATCATCTGCGGTTACTAAACGGTTTTGTGTAGTGAACTTTTTAGGGGCGAGCTTTTTGATTGATAAAATTCCTTCGCGTTCTAAACCCCCACCTGACAAGGTACCCTGTTCAATCGCCATAAGTAGGGGGGCCCCTGATCCTGTCGATAATGGACGGCTTGTCCACGTGTCCACTCCGTTCGCTTCGCTTCCACGTGTACTGCGATAGGTCACGACGATCTTATTCCCCGAACTTGGTCTTTGTCCCAGTACGTTTCCGTCAGAGAAGAACACTTCGTAGTATCCATTCGCGATTTCCTTGACCATATACACATGTGAGTCATAAGAAACATTTGACACACTCTGTACGTTGTGGTATACTATACTTCCATTCTCGGAGTCAAAGGATTCAAATACTTCTACGACCATGCTGTTGACATCTAGGTTCTGATCTGGTATAACATAGACGGACTCTCCCGAATTAGCAAGGAAAGTCTTAGTGCGAGTTACACCTTCGTATACCATGACATCCTCATAGATGTCCTTACCGTCTTCTGTACGTGTAACCATATGGTCAGCAGCAGTAGTGAACTTAAAGGTGACGCCGTCGACATCACCCAGTACTGTATGCCCTTTGGGTAGAGTGTGCTGTACGTCAGTGGTAGGTGTGGATAGAGTGAGACGCGCATTAGACCCCACTCTACTCATAGGAGTATACCCTAAAGTCTCTGCGTGTGCAACAGCAGAAGAACGTAACTGCGAACTACTAAGAAACGATTCGTTAATCGCCATGTTCGCAATCAACCCATTAATGTGGGTGTTATACGCAAGCACATCCATAATACTAGACAGACCACTCGCTTCGAAATCATAATCCCTGTATTCGTCATACTTACGGAAATGATCTATGAGACTTGTCTTAATGGACGCAAAGTCTAGGTCACTACTCTTTATTGTCATCTTGTCCTCGCAATGGCAACGTTCAAAGTAACTACTTCAAACGTCGTAATGATTTCAAACGTCACTCTTATGTTCACCGCATTATAATCACTATAGAGATCTACCTTACAATCCTGTAGACGTACTCGCGGTTCATGGTCACGTAATGTTTCTGAAACAACAGTCTCTACATCACCCTCATCGATCATCGTATCCAGTTCGAATAAGAGACTGCCTAGGTTTGCACCATACAATGGTTTGAATGGTACACTCCCATGATTCGTCATCAACAGATTCTTCACCGCCTGTTTCACAGAGGCAGCGTCTGTCTTCTTATAGAGATCCCCACTAGGTCGCGCAACAAACGCGCAGTCGATATCACTGTTGACTCTTGGAACAGAACTTGTGATAGGGCGGTTGTATAGATTACCGTCTTCGACTGAGAATACTGATTCTGACATAGTGAAACCTCCGTGGTTCTATTTATACAGGTTTGTCCGAAGTCCCCTTAGAGGAACCACTGAGGATCTTATGCTTGTGTTTATTCAGAGAGATTCCCGCGTCAGTGTTCACATCGCCTCCCACAGAGACCTCACCATCGACTCTCAGATCCCCTGTGACGGTCGTGGATGGACAGTCTAGGAGAGTACTGCCTGCAACCTCTATCGTCGCGTCACCACCGATCACGACCTTACAATTACCCGATATCTCTATAGTTGCATCGAGATCACCTACGATCTTTAAATCACCCTTAACGCGTATATACTCGTCTTTCTCCACCACGGTCTCACGACTGCCATCATGTTGCATCTCTGTGTATGTACCAGAAGCATGTTGTTCTCGTATACGGAGATTCTCACTGGTATCATCATACTCTTTGAAGTGTCCGTTCTCTGTTTGGTAGACCTTATTATACGGATAGTTCTCTGTAGCACGTTGATTTTCATCGCCTTTCTTTGGAATCGTACCTACCACGAGCGGGAGTTGCGAACTAGGTCCATCCAGAAACATCCCGAATACGTTAGTACCCGTTAACATACCCAGATACTGTCCTGTACCTTCGTGTACTCCATAGATGGTTGGAATCACTATTTGTGCCCACGGTAGATCTTCATCTTTCTCTACGCCGTCATGTACTCCAAAAATTCGTACTCGAACACGTCCTATCTGGAGAGGATCATCTGCATTATTGACAACTGTACCTAGGAACCAGCGTGTTTGGTCTCCATAGTATTCAATGAATTGTTTTGGTATCATAATGTATAACCACCATTAGTAAGTTTAATGCAAGAGAGCATGATATCATATCCATCTACTTTAAAAGAGTGTTTAGCAGCATAGATGAGATAGGTGCCTGATTTCTTTTGGTCATAGGGGTTTTCTTTATTATTGAGTACATCTGTTTTGAGAAATGCGAGATCAATTGTTTTACCAACAGAGTTATGTGTCTTATTAGCGAAATCGATACCTGAGATGACAATAGACATAGGATTGTGTTGAGTAAGGAGAGTCATAGCGCGGGTGATGACATTGAGTCTATACTGTCCTTCAGAAGGAGATTCATTCAGAGAAGGTTGGTCATAAGCGTTAGTGCCACCGATCTGTGTGGTATGTCGTGAGATGATCTTATTGAAAGGTTCGTCTTCGAGTCCCATATCTTCGGTATAGAAAGGTTTGTCCTTTTGAATACCATCATCTTTAAGACGGGTCATGACATCCTTATGTAGATCGAAGGTAACATGAGTCATCTGATTGGTTGTGACATCATAATATGAGTGTTTGGCGCCTACCAGACCTTTGTCTATGAGAGTGAGTAGATTGTCAGTACCCTTATGTTTGAATGCCTTGATGGATCGTACACGCGCGGACTCTTCATCGTTCTGTTCTGCCGCAATATGAGAGAATGGATTCTTCTTATTCCAAGGGGGTTCTTCCATCATGGTTTTAAGGTCATTGAACTGAAGTTCATCCTTGACAACACTGGAATACAGATAGAAAGGATATCCTTCCTTGGTGGTTACTCTATTCTTGATCCAAGACATAGCGTCTAATGGAGTCATATTCGGAACGATGAATTTCATGTCCTGAATATCTTCACCCGAAGACTCTACCTCTTTATCGTCCAAAAATTCTTTAGCAATCTTAGGTAGGATAGTGGTGGCAGAACCAGAATAGGACTTATTGACGTTTTGTGCAGTAGAGTCGTACCAATGTTTCTCGATTAAGTGGAGAATGTGGACCTCGACATTGTTATTCAGGTCGGTACGACTGGATCCCATGAATTTGTCAATACGAAACTCTTTCTGCACAAAGACTCGCGAGAATCCGGTTGTCTGTTTGAGTTTGATACGCACAATGTCGCCCCCACGGATATCGTCACCTGACATGAAATCATTCATATCACGAAACATGATCTGTGCGGTCAAATATGGTTTGTCGATGTGTTCGAAGATATCAAGGTCGGTTACTAGCGACTTAATCTCGATCTTCTTCTTCTTTTTTGCACTCGACTCGATCTCTACCGATGCGAATTCGAAAGGCGTGGAGATCTCTGTTAGTTTAGTCATTACGAACCTACTGCGGCGATGAATGCACTGACAATTTCACGAATGTTGCCCGGTCTTACGATACGGATCTGTTTAAGGGAGTTGTTCTCTGCGACATAATGATCGTAATGGGAGACCTCTGCAAGAGACAGACCTTCTGGTAGATCAAGACGCGAGGTGATCACGTGACGTTCAGATAACGACTTATCTTCGTCTACTGCATACTCCACATCTTCTACGTAGTGACGTAGGGATTGGTGTTCGTCCTCACTGGACACAATATCGATTGCCTGTAGTGTCTCACCCACAACTGAGGTGATACGTTCACCGTCTGTACGGAACGCAGGCAACGAGGAATCGACGTTCACGACGATCTGTCCAAGGTCTAGGTTTCTGCGTACTACAACACCAGAAGCACCAGACATTTGTCCAGTGACTACTTGACCCACATGAAATGTCTGTGAGATATCTTCGTCGGTGTTAAGTGTAGTGTCTGGGTACTGTTTCTTAACCTTCTCTAGAACCTCCAGATCGGACAGTGGCCAACCGTTCTCACGCAACTTAGGGTTTAATAGGTAAATCGTCCAATGTAACTGGGGGTTCTTATAGAGTTTGTATGAGACATGGTCTGGACGTTCGTCGTGTTGGATATAGTAGTCCTGATAGAATGCCGCGTTACCCTTTATAGTATCCAACACCTCACTGTATGCGGTTAGGTTGGATATCATTGCCTCATCGTTCAGATCACCGAATCGATACGAAGTTTTTGGAATATTTTGAAAGTACATTAGTAACCCTGCTCAATATCTGTTTGGGTGAGTGCAATAGTTTCACGGAAATTAAGAGTCATATTATACTCTACTGGACGACCGTCTGCATGGTATGCCATGGACGATGGGTTATATCCAGTCGCAACCGACTCAAGGTAACAGTCCTTGATTTTTGTCCCCACAGTCTGGTTTGACTCTTCGTGTTTAAGTTCGATAGAGAATAGGTGCGGATACTCGAAACCTCCGGTGATACCAGTGCTACCCAAGTTGATTGGTTTGGGATAAGCGTGCCATCGGAATCGGTAGATGATCTGTTCGACCATTTCTGCTTCTTCGGGTGATGTTGGGACGAACGTGAACGCAAAAGAGAACGATCGTAGATTCACTCCCTTGAACATGGCGCGAGAGTTAGGGTTCAGTGCAACCTGTAGTGCGAGTTGAGAACCAAGTTTGACTTCGTCACTCATTAGGTCTTTGGTGGCATTGATACCACGTGCAACAGATAGTTTCGCAAGTGCGTCCATCTGACCCGTTTGAAAAAGATCTCCGATTGACGACAGTCCGTCCTTGAGACCCCCAGCAAATGCACCTACAACACCCATGATTGCACTTCCTTCACCAGAGGCAGCTGCGCCCATACCTTTCATTGCGGCCGCACCAGACATACCGATGTCTACGTTAGTGTACTGTAAAGAGTCCGAAACAGCAAACCCCGCAGGGAGATATAGTTTCATTTTTTTAGTAACTTCGGTTTTCGTGTTAGACTGGTTGTTTTCAGAACTTGTTTCAGAGACCTGTTTACCCTGTTCTTCTGGGGTAACTACCGTCTTGACACCAAAGGTGACCCAAGTATTACACCTATCTTGACGCAACGGATACATAAGTGCTCCGTCTTTCTTAGTTTCTTCTGTTACCATATGAGTGGACTCGCGGTTCTATAAATATCGTTACACTATTTATACACAAAATCGATGAACTTAATAGACGACACTAAATTCCTGACTGAGGGATGGGACACCATTGAGGGTCACGTTCTGCCTGATAATAAGACGTGTCTGGCGTTTGCGAGTATATTATCTATGACACAGGCAAATACCGTCTTCGAGATTGGGTTCAACTTTGGTCACAGTGCGTACACATTCCTATCCGTCAATCGTCGTGTAAGAGTGCACTCAACAGATATTGGACACTACCCACACACAGAGGTCAATGCTGGGAAGATAAAGGACCAGTTTAAGGATCGATTCCAGTTCACCCTATGCGACTCACACCAGTTGGTACCTGACGACGTAACTGGTTATGATATGATTTTCATTGATGGGGACCATACACCCAAGGGAATGGTTCAGGACATGGACCTATGCGCTGAGTCGGGTGTCGAGTGGATGTTGGTGGACGACTACGTCCGATGTATGGGTGACCTATACCCCAAGGCGGTCATCGACAACCAACTGGATCGAGACGACTTCCCATACCGCAAGGTGCGAGAGTTCTACTACCCTTCCACTGACCGCCTTAACTGTATGGTACTATTGAGACGTTATGAAAACGTATAAGGGAAAGTACAAACCCACCAAACCGCAGAAGTACGCAGGCAACGTCGATGATATTGTCTACCGTTCAGGGTGGGAGAAGTATGTGATGATGTGGTGTGACAGGAACTCAGATGTGGTCCAGTGGGTCTCTGAGGAGTTGGTAATACCCTACATCTGCGAGACCGACAAGAAACCTCACCGATACTTCGTCGACTTTGTGATCAAGTACAAGTCGGGTCGTGTGGTGTTGGTTGAGGTCAAACCCGCCAAAGAGACCAAGAGACCAGAGAAGAAACAAGGTAAGTCTCGACAGACACTCATGACTGAGGGTCTCACCTACATCAAGAACCAATCCAAGTGGAAGGCGGCGGTCGAGTACGCAAAAGATCGCGGACACCACTTTGAGATCTGGACAGAGAAAGAACTCACCACAAAGGGTATCATGCCCAAGGCTGCGCAACGCATAAAGTCTAAGAAACCTCTCAAAAAGATGCCCGCGTTCAAGAAACGTAAAAAACGTGTATAAATAGAGAGAAAGGTTTTAGGACAAAGGTCTTATGTCTAAAATATTCCAGAACTTAGAGTTGCAGGCATTCCGTGCAGGTATCACACCCCGTACCAAGGAATCCCGCAGATGGTTTCAAAACAAAATCAAGAACATGCGTAGTATTAAACGCGAGGACTTGATGGATGAGGATCCACTCAAGAAGACTGGACAAGAGGTCGTGGGTGGCATGTATATGTTCTTTTACGATCCCAAGTTTAAAAACGATCGAAGAAAACTGCCCTACTACGATGCGTTCCCACTTGTGATTGTGGTGGGTCCAGCGAAGGACGGATTCTATGGGTTGAACCTGCACTACTTACCTCCGGTATTACGTGCAAAGATGTTGGACTCATTGATGGACATCACTAACAACACAAAGTTTGATAAGACAACTCGTTTTAAGGCGTCTTATCAACTATTGACCAAGACCGCAAAACTTAAACACTTCAGACCGTGTTTTAAACACTATCTAAACAAACACGTTGACGGTAGATTCGCGATGGTTCCCGCCCCTGAGTGGGAGATCGCAACATTTCTACCGACGGCAGATTTCCGATACGCGAGTAACCAAAAAGTCTACTCCGATGCAAAAAGTATGATAGGCGAATAAATGGCAGGTATAGAGACATTTAAATCAAAGGTCAGTCTTCGTAACGGGATGGCTTTCAACAACCAGTTCGCGGTAATGATGCCGTCGGTAAAGTCCATTAACGCGAAGGCGGGTGGTGTCAAGAAGGAGTCACCGGCGAAGAAAGCGACAGCAGATGATGGGTCGTTTTTAGACAAGGCGATAGACACCGTCAAGGCAGTTGCAGAGAACATCAATCTACCAAGTATGTCTGGAGATGATCCAGAGACCTTGAACCTATTGTGTAAGAGTGCATCACTACCAGAAAAACAGATCATGTCTTTGGACCGTCAAGTAGGTATGGAGATGCGAAAGGTCGCGAACGGATATGCGGTGGGTGACGTGTCACTGACGTTCTACGTATTGAACGATTATGAGGTAAAGAAGTATTTCGACAATTGGATGTCCAAGGTCGTGAATGAGGGCGAGAAAGGATATGAGTCTGTCGCCTATCAGAGTCAGATCACGCATCCAGTTACAATCTCGCAACTGTCCAAACCACAGATGCGAGCAGGATTTGACATAGGTCCACTAGACATCAATTTCGATATTGGTGGTTTGTCTATATACACAGTGGAGTTAGAAGATGCGTTCCCAACTAGCATAAGCGGTGTTGAGTTTATGAGTGATACGGGAACCGTTGTTGAATTGACCGTGCAATTATCTTACACCAGATGGAAGGTGAAGGAAGACAAACGCGGTCTAACGGACCTGATTGGGGGAGATGTAAACCTCAATCTAGGTGGAATTATTTAATCATTAGGATACATTATGGCATTACCAAAACTGAATGAGTCGCCGAGTTATACGGTGACCATACCATCGTCGGGACAAGAAACGTCCTTTCGTCCCTTCCTTGTGAAGGAACAGAAAGCGTTACTGATTGCGTATGAGACCCAAGACAAACAGGATATGGTGCGATCTATTATTAGGACAATCCACGCCTGTGTTGAGGATCCAATCAATACGAAATTGACTACCTTCGACGTGGATTATTTGTTCACTAAGATACGTGCGAAGTCAGTGGGTGAGACCGCAGACGTTCAAACCAAGTGTAGTGAATGTGACACCACGAACGAGATCAAAATTGAGTTGGATAACATCGTTCTTGAAGGAGACGTTGACGCGAAGACTATCGAACTAACGGATAGTGTGTCGGTCGAGATGCGATTCCCGACGTATGAAGAGTTCCTAAAGAACCCTGTCCTCAGCGAAGAGGGTACGATGACAGAAGGTCTGGTAGAACTTTTAATAACATGTATGGACGCTGTCCTTACCGAAGAAGAGAGGGTGGTTCTATCAGACGAACCGCGCGAAGCGATTGTAGAGTTCATCGACTCAATGACCGCCGCTCAGTTCGAGAAGGTTGCAGAGTTCGTTAACACTATGCCTGCGATATCGCAGAAAGTTGAATTTACGTGCCAATCTTGCGGACATGTGAACACAAGAGTCCTAAAGGGGATGGATGATTTTTTTTAGTTAATCTCTCTCATGATAACCTGACAAATTACTACCAAGTAAATTTTCAGTTACTTCAGAACTTCAACTACTCGTTACATGAAGTTGAAAATATGATGCCTTGGGAGAGAGAGATATATCTTGCTATGTTGGTTGAACACATCAAAGAAGAAAACGAACGTAATAAGAACAAAGGATAATAATGAGTTTAGAAGCCGTTGTCGGTCAACTAACCGAACAAAAAGAAGATAATAAAAAGAACACCGACAGTATAGTTAAGGTTATGGATACTGTCGCCATGCGTACGGGTCGTACCGAAAACGCTTTGATGACTATCTTCAGCGATGTGCGTAAAATGAAAAACGCAATCTCGCGTCGAACCAGAAATCCAGACGAACTGGAAGAGGCGCGTGAGAACTCCGCGTACCAGAACGAACTGCTTGAGGTGATGCAGGGGATCAGAGATCAACTCTCGAACAACAATAGAAACGAAGACTCATCTAACAATAATAATGATGACGATAGTTCTAGTTTCTTGGGTAAAAAACTCAGGGCGCTTGCGATCACTGCGGGTATCGTTGTAGGTGCAATCGGTGGTTACCTCACACCAATAATGAAGTTGTCCAAGTTGATCGGTAGTGCGGTCAAATCACTGGCCCTGACAATGAGAAGGATCGGTGGTATCGTAGGTGAGAACAGGGTCATCAAATTCCTAATGAAACCCTTCACTACACTAGGGAATGCGATCATGTCTATCGGTCGCGCAGTGAAAAACATTGCTGCGTCCATATACGGTATCAGTAGATTCTTTATCAACATGGGTATGGACGCATTGGGTCGCAAAGCGAAAGACGCAATGACCGTCATAAAAGGTTTCGTGTCACGTGCCGGAACAATGTTCACTCGATTTGGTAAAACCATCGGTCTTATAGGATCCTATACTGACGATGCCGCGAGAGGTGCGAGCACAATTAAGGACACGTTGAAGAACAGTCCGGTCACTAAGGCATTCGGTAAGATCAAAACGTTCTTCGGTTCTCTGGGTAGAACTCTAGGTGGTATGACCTCCATATTCAAACCAGTGATGGCACTTGCGAGAATCCTGAGTACACCTATCCTCGCAATCGGTGTGACAATCAAGTCTCTGTTCACCAACTTCTCCACTGCACTGGACATGTTCAAAGACGGTGACATTCTAGGCGGCATTGGATTCCTAGTAAAGGGAGTCATTGACGACCTCATCAAATTTTTTGTCGTAGACCTTCTCGATATGATCAAGGGCGCGTTTTCGTGGATCGCCGGTAAATTAGGGTTCGACGGGATCGCAGAGTCACTGAACTCGTTCAGTTTTGGTGAACTGTACCAGTCAGTGAGTGACGGTATCGCTGGATTTATCGGTGGAGTAGTCGACTGGATCAAGGGGATGTTGACTAACTTCTATGGCGGGATCTGGGAAGGTCTCAAGATGTTGTTCAGTGGTGACGTGCTTGGCGGAATTTCCAAAATCTTCTCATCAATGTTCTCACCTATCACAGACACCTTCGACATGATCGTCGCAAAGGCGAAGGAGATGTTCAATTTCAGTAACATCTATGACATGTTGACCGGAAAGAAATCGTTCAGTTTCGCGGACATCTTCGATGCAGCGGAAGTGAATTCAGGCGCTGAATTGGAATCTACACCTACCGCAAATAAACCAACGAGTGGTCAGAGTGTTAGAAAAGAAGTGTCTGAGAGTAGACACACCAAGACGGTCAACGGTGTCGTCGTACAAGACTCAAGTCAACGTGTAGTCAAGAACACCACAAACGGACACACCTCCGTCTCGATGCAATGGTCAGAGATGGATGGTCACGATCCAACCTTAGGCCTACGCGCATAAAAAAGGGGACCGAAGTCCCCATGTCCACTGGCAGTGTCGATTAGTGGTTTAGAATTGCTTCGATCATACGCGCCTTAGTCCAAGACGGACGCAAGTTGAGAGGTCGTATACCAATCGTGTTACCGATAGCGATCAACTCTGCTTTGGTAAACGCCTGTAACTCCTCGGCGGTATAAGAAGACGAACTCGAACCAGTCGAGTAAGACACACCATAGACGTATGTCTCTTCCATCTGACGTTTCTGTGCCGCACGGTAGTATGTCACACCGTTACTTCCAACGACCGATGTAGTCAATATACCTGACCCAGTTGCAACGGTTGCGCCGTTGATTTTGACTTCTACTAAGTCTCCCTCAATTACCCATCCGGTGACTACTGCACCATGTTTACCCGCAAACTGAAATGCGTCTGTTACTTCTGTGTCCACACCACCTGTAGATGGTCCCACAATGGGACCATTATTAGATGACTTGCTGGACGTTGATCTAATAATCAGACCTAAAATAACTAATCCCGCTAGGATTAGAACAATCATGTTAGTATCCATCGATTAATCCTCCGATGCCATTTGTGCAAAATAAGATAGTGTGTCGTCTGTTTCTTCTGCTACCGCAGGAGCAACAACAGTTTCAGCAGCAACGATCTTTGGTTCATCCGCAGTGTTCCAAGGCGGCGCTTCTTGTGCAGTTGCAACAGCCTCGTTGCGTACTGTCGCACCCGCTCCTGTAGCAATACCCAATACAGTCTCTAACTTATTCTTTAGGTCATCGTATGACTTAAACCAGTTCGCATCGTGCGCATTCGGATAGTTGGGGACAATGAACTCGTTGAGATCGTACAACGTATTGTAGATCGCTTCGAGTTGTGTCTCATCTGCACCAGCAAGTGGTGTTGGAGACTTAAAGTCCGACTTATCATAGTTACGGTATCCCGCAACGTTACGGATCTTCAACTCAAAGTCTGCCCCTTTCCAGAAGTCAAACACGTTAACTGGTTCTTCGCCTGGGAATTCTGGTTGCATCATATCCATGATCTTGTCAAAGATCTTCTTACCGAACTCGTAGATGAACACCTTACCGTTGTTCGCTGGGTTCGCGGGATCGTTGATCACTTGGACATTTGTGACGTAGTGTAGACGACGCTTCTGACGACGTGCAGTTTCCTTGTCCTCTTCGATACCTGAGTTCCATAGACGTGAGTTCAACTCACCGACTGGGTCATTTTGACCAAGACTTGTGAGCGATCGTTCAATGTACCATTGTCCGGTTGGACCTTTGAACGCGTGATCCCAGTAACGGACCCAAGGAAGGTCTTGACCTTCAGTAGGGGGAAGGAAACGAACTACAGCGTAACCGTTACCCTGTTCATCAACAGTCGGTTTCCACTTTCGGTCGTCTTGATATTTGTTGGTGTTGGTTGTTTTACCAGCAGCCTCTGTAGCTGCGTTAACCAATGTAGAGATGTCCATAGATTTGGACTTGAGATTTGCAAAAGACATAATATTACCTTGTATAAACTTAAATATAAACTAAAATATGAGATTGCCTCTAGGGCATGTGTATTTATACGTCCAGCGAATTCTGCTTAGGCAGAAAGTTCAGTTGACGCGCCTCATTCTCCAGATGTTCGACGATGGTCGGTGTCAGATATTTTTTGATATCCTCCAGTTCCAGACCATTTTTCTCGCATAGGTGAACAATGCTATCCATATAGGACATACGGTTCTGATAGACGAAGGTCTCGATCATCTGAGAGAACGACTTCTTTGTTAGGAAGTTCTCTTCTGGATTCTCGTTACCTTCAACCATTCAGTACCTCAATATTAGTGACGTTGTCTACACGAAACGACCGCCACGCTTGTTTGTCGATTGCGAACGCACGGATCACTGTCTTGTTGACAGAATGCTGATCAATGTCGGTCGCCTCAGATGGTGTATAAGATGGCATAAACGAAGTCAGAAGAGTGCACGGCATAGTGCGTGTCTCACCATTTACCTTCGTGAATGTTACCTCAAGAACATCCGATCGCAGTTGCTCTACGATTTTATCATATGACATATCGATCTCCTTAGAATCGTTCAAATTCTTCATCTTCAGTTGACTCTTCGTCACCTTCCTCACTTTGGTGTACGAACTCCAAGAAGTCTTCACTTTGGTCTAGGACTGCAATAGTGTGTTCGAACGCCTCTAGTGTCTTCAGGACGTTTCCACGTTCGGTGTCTGAATCATCGCGTTCTGCGTAGGTCTTACCGAACTCTGTTAACAGATCGATGTACGAACAGCGCATATACTCACGCACTATAAGTAGGACATCATTCTGTGGGTACTGACCAAGATCGATCAGATTTTCGGGTGTGTTTGCCATTAGTTCCATTCCTCTGGTTGGGCATTTGCTTCATAAACATCGGAGTAGTGTGTAGCTACGTACCGATCAGTGTCAGCCCAAGAAATCTTGGACTTACAATCTTGCTCATCAAGAGCAATTACTTCTCGTGCCAACTGGGTGTTCGCACGGGAAACCTTACTACGTTTCTGAATCTTGAGCGCTGCTCGACGAATCATCGCGTATCGTTCTTCTTTAGAAACCTGCATAGTATACCTCATTAAGTGGTGTGTGTCAAGAAAAATTATTGTACTTAAACCGAGCACGGTTCGCAATCGTGAAAAGGTACTCTGTATCCATGTGTGGATACTTTTCACGCAGAAAGTCGATTACCTTCGCCCAATCCACAGTCGCCATAAAAGTCTGGGAAATTGCGTGGTCGAGTGCTTCCTGAATGTATTGATCTTCGGTCATTACGAGTGCTCGTTGTTAGGGTAGAGAAGGTCTTGGGTGTAACCTCGCTTCTTCACCTCTTTCTTACGGTCGACGTGGGTGGATGGACGATTGAATTTCGGCGAGTGTTTCGCTACCGGATTCGACCGCGTTATAGACTTCTTCTTCATAAGAGTATGCCTCTATTTCCCAAGGTTGATCAGCGTACTTGACGTTGATATATTCCTTGTCGTCAAAAATATGTTTGTAGACGATACCATGCGACTCCTCACACCATGTGAGACCTATATGTATAAGTCTGCCTGTGAGAATCTGTACAGCATGAATCATCTCATGTGCAATATGCACTTTGACCTGATCTTCGGTAATCTCGTTATCCAATCGGACAGTGAGGTCGACTCGGTCTTCGGTTCCATCCACCTCAGCTGAGAAATGGGTGATGTCTTCTTCTTTGAAATCGACCTTGATGTATCCACCAAGGCGATTAATTCCTAACGCCTCTGCAACGCGGAACGTGTAGTCCGACAGCGCAAAACTGGGCGAGTTTTCAATGATGACATTTTCTGCGACGTTCATTAGTGGATCGTACCTTGTGCAGACTCTGCGATTTGCGTTTCCAAGACACGAATTTCACTTCGAATAATCTCGTTCTGTTCTTCATAGGACAGTCCCATCGCATCCAGTTCCGCAGAGAATTCTCTCTCGTTGGTAAACCCATCGATAAAAGCATCAATCACGTCTCGGAGATGCTCACCAGCATCTCCCATTTCATACCATTCCATCACTTAGTTCCCATCTCCATCAATCGGTTCTCACGGTAGTAGAACCCAGTAGGGGTTGATAACTTACCGACAAGGGCGAAGTCCTCTGCCTTGAGACGGGGTAAACCACCTTCCTCATCACCAAGGTTGTTGAACTCATTAAGATAGTCGACCGCTTCCTTCAGAGTGTTGAAGGTCTCAGTGTGTCGACGATTAGTTAGTTGGGGTTTAGCTACAAATTCCATTACTTCTCTCCTTTCATTTCGTGACGGTATTCTCTCTTTAACCACCACTTGTACATGTTAAAATAACGTTTTGAATCATAATTGGGTCGAGACCCTTCGAAAGATTCGACCTCATCGCAGTGATCGAACCATTTTTGAGTACACCAGTGACGAAAGTCCATTACGCGTACCAACTGCGGTAGAATTCTTGACCTTCTTCAACAGGACTTGCCATTCGCACATCGTCGATATTGATGTGTTTACCAGTGATTCGCTTCGTGAACTCATTACCGATGAAGGCGTCTTTGACAACTCGAACACGATCACTCATAAAACCTTCAGAACCTTCAATACTCTCAAGACCAATTTCACGCAGAGTGACAGTCGCACCTTTTCGAGCGACAACTTGGTAGGCATCGATGTTGGTTTGTTCCCAACCCCAAGACGCGACGAAGATGTCACCCTCTTTGACAGTCTCAAGAGCGGCAACCTTGGCAGCGGCACGAGCGATCTTACGTTCTTGTTTGTATTGGTCAGCGCGTTCAAGATCAACAAGGAACTGTTCAGCGTGTTCAATCATACGAGCGACAGTACCGTAACGGTAAGCGAACTCAGTCTTGTAACCCAGACGGGCACGTTTAGTGGGGCGGGTACAAACCGCAGTGATTTTCTCTTCGTCGATCTTCAACTCAAGACCGCGCGACTCGTACTTCTCAATCAAACTCATCATAACTAATCTCTCTCTCATCAATTTATGTAACCATTATACCAAAATTTCAGATATTGTCAAGCGATTACAACACTTTTTTTCGCTTTTTATTAGATTATTTTGGAATAAAGACATATCATATTACCCAAATATGGTTATAACGATCGGGTAAGTTCTGACACGTATATTTGTCTCCCTCTCTGTAGTTGAAGACATCAACACATTCGCCCGTACTGTTACTGACCAACACGTCTGGCATATCGATAACGTTATGCATGACATTTACACACACAGCGAAAGCAACACCAAAGGTTAGACCAAACAGTATAGTTTTAAACTTTTCAAAATTAGATAACATACTCACTTCTCTCCAACACCACAATCAAAATAGACTACCATTATAGTCGTTTTGATAACAAAAGTCAACTACTAAACGTGACTATTTTTCGGTAATAAGTCACACGGCACATTTTTTACAGCCCTCAACCACGACTCCGGATCCTTCGCTTTCGACGGGGTCACTCTCAGACCCTGCTCCTTGAAGTTCGCCTTCAGGATCGCGGCGGTCTCACGACCAAGGAACCTAGACACCAACTTCAAAAGACACTCACGGAAGGTCACGTGGTGGTGGTTGTGTCCCGCACTGTGTGCAAGTTCGTGTAGGACAATGTACTTGTTGAAGTCGAACGCAGGCGAGATCTCAATCCACGACCCATGCGACTTACCCATGTAGGCGGCACGACCTCCCATATTGCGCGATTGGACGACGCGCACCTTGCCGTGGTAACGAGACACCTTCTCCCACGTCTTGGACGAAGTCACTTGTTTTACAAACTTCTCCACGTCCTTGAAGTCCTTGAGTGGACCGATCAAGTCGGGGTGTTCATTTTCGAGTTTCCACTCGGCGGTGTAGGTCTTGGTCTTCTCGCTGTCACGTTTTGGTAGGATCGTCTTGCGACGGTAGTAGTCGGAATACTTGTGGGCCTGAGAGGTAGTGAGACCCGCGTCTATCGCTCTTCGATATGCTGCCCTCATTTCTTTTTCCTCACCCGTTTCTTCACGGGAGCCTTTTTCTTTGGTGGTTTCCATGTCTTTGTGAGGAACTCCCTGACTGATAATCCACACTCTCGGACGGTCTTATGAAAAGTTTTAATATCTTCCATCCACCAACCGTGTGGGGTTTCTAAATATTGACCATAGTGGTCCATGACCTCGTTAGAGAGGCGAGAACACTCTTCGGTGTCCTTGTCGAATATGTAACGGACCTTCCGGTCGTAGTTCAGTTTGACGATCTTAGGCATTAGGACACATCCTTCATGTAGATATCGATTCGGGTAGGATCCATACCAAGGTCAAGTAAGTTCTGTCGAAGAAGTTCGGGATCTCGAACATTCCATTCTATGTGACGTTCATCGTTTTCATCATACCACTCGACACACCAAACATCCATCATGCAATTTCTCCTAGATTATTTCATAGACTTTTTTCATGATGTGATCGCGAGCGGTTGAGAACGGTGCCTCAAACCAGTCAGACGAACCCATCACTGTAGGCGCAATACCATACTTGAGGTATGCGTTCGCAAGTTCAGCGACACTGTTGGACTCACACACTGGACGGAATTCGTCGGAGTCATAGAGACGGATCGTTGAACCGTCTTCGGTACAAGAAATGTAATCTATCATGCGGCACCTCCAATAAATGCATAACGAGGATTCTTACAAAACATTCCGATCTCATCGAAACCCATCAAACAAAAACCGTCTAAAGGATCGGTATCTGCCTCATACTCGACCAGTTCGAAACCGGCACGGAAATTCTTAACGTCTTTGATGTCTACTGGAATAACTTTCATGGCGACATCGTACTCTTCCTGTGTTAGGAAGGTAGCGTCTTCGTTGGTTTCTGTGTTGTCTGTCCAGTTCTCATTAGTCATAATCTACTCTCTCTTTATCAATTTAATGTAGACATTATACATGTTTTTGAAACAGGAGTCAACAACAAGAGCGAAAATAAATGGATTATTTTTAGAATATTTTGGAATAACCTTATAACTTTTTCGTATATAGAAAGAAAAAAATAGGGAGTGGTCCACACTGCTGTCAGTCGCATTCTCCGAAAGACCGACTCCCCTCTAAACTATTAACTGGCGAATCCGGTGCCGTCACACATGTAACAGTCTTCATCGCCGTAGTCATCGTACCCATAACCCGAACACTCTTGACACGTCTCATCAAGATCTTCATCCGAATAGTCGAACATGTCTTCGGTGTTCTCCATCGTCATCAACTGAGGATTGAAGGTCACCATCTTAGTGGTCATCTCCACGATGCGATCGATGGCAACATGGAAAAAGTCGTTCTCATACTTACCTTCATAGAGTCGTCCCGTCGTATAGGGTAGGACGTACTCAAACAACTCCTTATCGATCGCGCTTTTCTCACGTAGGAACTTCAGGGCACCGGACGTATTGTTACCCATACCGTTGTTGTAAAAGTCGTAACGAAGGCGACCTGCAGCACGGATCATTTCACCAGCGACAGTAGCGGCGTTACCTTCACGAGGAACCAACTCTTCCCAGATTCGATCAAAAGTAGCAGTCATTAGATCACCTCCACACGGTTATCAAAATCAGTCAATGACATTTCAAAAGGGACGTACATGATACGACCCACACGTTCCATATCGTGATTCACAGAACCTGTCTCAGAATCCTTAACAAAAACAGTGTATCCGTTACACATATGGACTTTACGGGGAAAGGTGTGGTGGGGTTTCGCCCAAATCTCACCTTTCTCAAGAACCTCACCTATGAGGTAAGAATCAGGACGATCGGGCATAGGTTGGAAGTCATATGCACGGATCATGTCTCCGACGTTCGCAGTGTTTTCAAATTTCAACATAATAAATCCTTAGTAGACGTAGGGTTCAACTGGGTGACCGGCGGCGAGTTGCATCGCAGTATAGACAAACATCCAAAGGATTGCTTGGCCGAAGATCACTTCAACATATCGCTGGGTAGTTGCGGGTTTCAGTTTGATCATTTGGTTTCTCTCTCTCATCTCAACTTACAGGGTAAGTATAACACGATTTGGAAACATGTGTCAACACTTTTTGAAAACTTTTTTATGGTAATTTTACCAATACGCCTTTGTTAACCAAACTTCCTTTTCGAACGCTTCAATCTCCCAAGGTTGACTGCG